ACTGTCTTAATATTATTTTGTTGTAGATAAGGGAAAAACACACCTTCATAAAACTCATAGAAATAATCATTAAAATTTTCGTTATCATTTCTAGCGCCAAAGTGTGTATCAGTTATAATCGCTACTTTCATTCTTTATCTTTCATAAAATTTTCTAAACCTTGAGGATAATCTTCTTTATGTTTTTCTTTTGTTTTATATACAGGTGTATCTGGTAACATTACCATAGGGTCAAATCCTTGTATGTTGTAAGAGTTTGTATCACCAGGAAGTGTTTCATACGTTCTATATTCTTCCTTTTCAATTATTCTATGTTTGATATGAGTTTGTTTTTTTTCTTTTTGTATTCGTCTAATAAATGCATAATAAATTATTTGTGTGAAATATGCAAAAGGATTATTTGATTTCTCTGGGTTAAAGTTATACAAATATTGTAAACAGTTTTCAATACCATCTGATACCATTTCATCTTTGTAAGTATAATTTACAAAGTTTGGTTTATACGATAATCCATTTGCTATCTTTAAAAAACACTCACCGATATAATGTGAAACGGGTGGTCTTTCATCACCTGTTTCCTCAGCTTCTTTACAAAGCTCTTTGAATTTTTTCATTTCTTCAAACAACTTTTTATTATCTACATAGTGTTCTTTTCGTGATTTCGTTCTTGCCATTTCTATTTGTATCACCTTTATGATGTATTTGTCAAGGGTTAATTGTATATTCTTTTTTTAATTTTTTTTAGTTCTTCAATCTCTTCCATTTCGTAGTCATCATAATCATAATCATCATGTCTAGTTTCGATTCGTTTTGGTTTTTCTCTTTGTTTAATTTTCCATTCTCTCTCTGCTAATTTGTCTCTGTTTTTTGTAAAATTATCTAATTGTTTTTTGTAAAATGTTTTTAATCCAATAGATGCTGGAGCAATTGTAACGATGGCTGCTTTCGCAACTCTAACGCTAGTATCCTCTGAATATGGATGTAACCAAGAAGATAGTGACAAAGTGTCTATTACACCTTCTTCGGTAACCATAGGTCTAGTATCCATTTTAAAAGGATTAACAAGAGTTGTAAAATCTCCCTTTGATTTAGACGCAATAGTGGCAACTATATCATCGCCGTTAGTTAGTTTTATATAATACATATAATACCCTTTTTAATGGAAGAATAAGACACGCTAGGTGGGTGTAAATGATTTATCATAGGTTGACTTTATCTATTCTGTAATCAAACTCTTCTTCGTTGTAAATATTTATTCGTTCTTCAAAGTGTCTTAACGTAAAGTTTTTTTTATTTTTGTATGATAGGTCATCTGATATATCATATAACGTTACATCATTTTTAGTTTCACTCTTTCGTAATCCTCTACCAATAGACTGTAATACTCTAATTCTTGATTTACTTGGTGATGCGAATATTACATTATTGATATTCTTAATATTGATACCTGTAGAAAATGTTCCATAAGAAGCAATGATTAAACTCTTATCTGATTTTTCTGTTAGTCTTCTTATTTGTTCTCTTTCCTGTGCGTCAACACCACCGTGTACAAAATGTAAATCTCTATCTAATTTTATACACATGTTATATAATACCAGACCATGTTTCTCAACCATCTGATAAAGTAATAATGTATTACCTTTTAGATTGTCGCATAGATTAAATAAAAATTTGTTTCGTCTTTTGTTTGAAATTAGATATTGTATTTCTTCAGCATAGTTGCTATCTTTAATAGACTTTGATTCCTCTTCTTTGTGTTTTAAAAGTAAACAAACAACATTTAGTTTAGCAAGTGTATTCTTATCCATTAACTCTTTTGTTGTAATTACTTTTTCTGCTTTACTGAATAATCCCTCTAATACTAATCTATGTGTTTGTGTTCCGTCAAGTGTTCCTGTAAATCCAAAACGATATGGACAATCTGTAAGTTTTTCCATAATATTTGTTAGTGACTTTGCTTTAAATAAATGTGCTTCATCCCCAAACACTACACCATAGTCTTTAAAAAATTTCTTTGGAAGTTTATATAAGGATTGCCATGTAGATATTACAACAGGTTTATGTGTCTCTCTATCATGACCAGAATAAATTCTATGTATTTGTTTCATACTCCAACCATAGTCAACAAAATCAGTTGCCATTTGTTCTACTAATGAAGTTGTTGGAACAATAATTAAAATCTTTTTATCCATAAGTCTATAAAATCTAGTAAGCACATAAATCATATAAGACTTACCAGACGCAGTTGGCGACACAAACAATCCACGCTGTTTTGCCAATGCACTCATAATACATTGTAATTGATAATCTCTATATTCAAATGGAATTTTTAATGAGTTAATAAATCCAATAACATTTTCCTCTGTAACTTTAGTATCAGTTTTTACGTTATCGTCAAGAGTATATGTGATTTGATTATTATTTAAAAATTCTTCTATGTATGGAAGTAACCCTACATAAATTGTATTGTTTCGTAATGAGAATAATCTTATCTTGCCATCCCACATCCTATTTCTAACCGTTGGCATAAACTTTGCACCAGGCACTTCAAATGTAAAATAAGTTGATAACTCTTTTAATACCGATGGTTCTGAATAAATGTATAAATGAACATCATCTATTTTTTTAATCCAAGTAGTCATAGTATTATACTTTCTGCAATACAACTAAGTTATTTTGAATTGTCACATACTCTGCTTGTTTGAATTTATTAACCCAATCATCTACAAACTTTGTAACATCCTTACTTAAATTGTAATCATGAAAAATACAATAACCATCGTCTTCAAGATTTTCCCAAAAATTCATTGTGTCTTTTCTTACTGCGTTTCCGTAATGATCTCCGTCAATTAAAAGACAACCAAATTTTTCTTTAGTTTGATATGTTTTTGAATCTTGTTGAATTATACTTAATCTATTTTTATATGTAATAGGTAAATACTGCATAGTATCTTTCAGTTTAAATTTTAAATCTATTGAAACAACTTTTCTAAAAGTATGAGCAGTTGCATCTAGTAAAATTACAGTAGAACCACCTTGCCCTATCTCTAAGATATTGCCATAAGTTTTTTCTGTAATGAAGTTATCAAGGAATGAGTATTCCTCGTTTCGCATTTGTTTAATAGGTTGAAACCAAATATCTTCTAACTTTAACATTGATTATACCATTCTTTTAATTGAGGAACATGATCAAGTAAATTAAATCCTCTATGTTTATTTAATATGTCAAAATTTATTCTGTGATTATAATTTTTGTCTTTTGGAATTGTATATTTTTTAGGTGTAAAATTTTTTAATGTTTTTTGATGTTTTAATATTTGTTTGTTATATACTTCTTCTCTTAAAACATTAGGCGCACCATCTTCTATACTATTAACCCAATTATCAAATACAACATTATGAATATATTTTTTATCAGAAAAATAATTTTGTATATCTAATAAGTTAAAAAAGTTATATAAACTAATTGTTGTTCCTATTTGAATTGTGTTGCCTGTTTCATTATAATATTGTTCCATTGTTTTGACAGTCTTATCAAAATTTCCGTCTCTTATCCAATCATATATTTTATGAGTACCATCAATACTAGCAAATAATTTTGTATTAGGAAGTTGTTTAACTATTGACATTGCTTCTGGTGTGATACGTTGCATGTTTGTAACAATATGTACCATGCATTTGGGATTTACTTCAACTAGTTTTTTTAAAATTCTAAAATTTTTTATATCTGCAAATGGTTCACCACCTTTTAATTCAATATAATTTAATCCGTATAAAATTTTTTCTATTTTATCAACAGCATCATTACCTACTTTTTGTAAAGGAAAAACTTTTCTACCTAATTTTTTATCTAAGTCTTGCCATTTGTTACTGTAAAAACTACCACACATAGCACACGTTTGATTACATATATTTGATAAAGTAAATTCTAAATGACGAACAGGAACATTCATTCCTACGCTTCTTGCTTGTTTATCTAAGTTGTCATTTGGAAAAACAAAATATTTTTCTATTCTTGTTTTAAATGTTTCAATTCCATTATTAGTTTTTTTTAAACATTGTACACATGCATTTTTTTTATTTTTGTTATAGTAATCCATAACACTAGAATTAAAAAAATCTTCTAGGTCATCAACTTCGTCAATATGTTTTATGTGATAAACAGGAGCTTCACAACATAGATTAATGTAACCTTGTGAAGATATGTTAAGCGAAACACTGGGTACTTTACAAATCATTTGTATTACCCCATTAATCCAGCTTCAAATTTCATTGCCTCTAAACTGTTTTTAATATCCCAACCTCTAGAATTGATTGCCTTTAAAACACCATCGATATACTTAACAGTTTCCTCTAAGTAAACTATTTTATTTTCTGAGTCAATGATTTCTTGATCTGATTCTATGTAAACTGATAAATCTGTTTTGAGTACTTTTAAGTCAAATGGTTTTGTTGCATATATTTTGGCATCTGCTTTTCCACCATAGTATTCCCACTTTTCTCTGTATAATCTTTTGTACTCACCCTTTGCCTTTGCAAGTAAAAAAGCAAAGTTAGTTTTATAGTCTAAAAATTTTGCGTATAGTTCTTGTCCTCGTAAACTTTCTGTATCAAGATGATCTTTGTTTACGGGTAATTCTTTTGCTACTATTTTTTTTAATTCGTCTAATGTCATAATATAAATTTATACACTAATTCGTGTGTAATGTCAAGGGTTTATTTGCCCGAAACCCATTTCCATTCTTCCTCTGTATAAGGTATCATTGTCTCTCCGTTGTTATGAATTAATTACAGTTGTGTAATCGTATAATATTTATATGAAAAATCTGCTGACGCTTTTAAATACTGAACATCTGTTTGTTCTTGAGAAAATTCTAATGATGATAATGATACAGGATATAAATCTTCAAATTTAACCTCTGCAATAGGATTGTTTTTATTTGTAAGTAAAGTTAGTGTTGCATCTGAAAACATTGCGTTTGCAGGTGTTGCCTTACCTGGTACTGAATCATTTTGTATACCTAATCTATCTTGTGGTGTTATTGATTGATTTGCTTTGAAATTAGTAAACTGATCTCTTGATTGTGGAAACCCAATTGCATTTAACCATTTCTGTATTTCAATATAGTTTGAAAACTCTTCGTTTACAAGAAATCCAATAGATAGATTTTCAAATGTTAATTCATCACCCATAACAGGAATTTGTTTTAAGGGTGTAGGAATAACTGCTTCACCAAGATTAACCCCTGGCAAATTACAATTAGTAATAAAGAATTGTACTTCTGGTAGTTGATTGATCTTTAATACAAACTGCGTTGGTGATGCGTAATCAATACTTTCTGGTTGTCTTCTAATAGTCATATTACTATTTATCTTCCTTGTCTAGATCATTCCACTCTTTACTAATGGATTGTTGTTTTAATTGTTTTTCGTTTTCTGTAAGGATTTTTTCTTTTTGTATAACTTCGTCAATTCTTTCTTCTACTTTATCAAGAGGATTAGGGTCTTTTAAAAAAGGCCATGAGTTTGATATTCCTAAAATTACGATAGATAGTATTCCACCTGATAGTAATATTCCTAAAAGTTCTTTGTATGGTGATTTCATGATATTATTTATTATAAAAAAAAGGGCGCCGAAGCGCCCTTTCTTAATATTTGTATCAACAAGTATTACATTAAGTTTGTAACTTTAACTCTTCTGTAGTATTTGTTTGTGTTAGCTGAGATAGAGATTGCTCCATTTGCTCCAGCCGCAACTGTTCCTGTGTGGAATGGGTTTGCAGCGATACCGTATCTAGTTTTGAAACCGATTTTCGGTTGGAATGAGTTTTCTCCAACTGCTCTAACCATTTGTAGAGGTACATATGGGCAGTAGAACATACCAGCATCGTATGGTGAAGTTCCTTTGTATCCTACCACATAGTATTGTGACGCTGCAACGTTAGCTGCATATGGGTCAACATATACTTTGTATCTACCGTTAAGTACACCAGCGAAAGTTGTGCTTGTGTCATCAACGTTTAGGTTGTTGTTAAGAGCAGGTGTGTAATCTAATACACCAGCCATTTGAAGTGCAGAGGCAACATCAGCTGAAGTGATAATCATGTTACCTTTTCCTCTTCTGATTTGTTGTCCGATAGCATTTGCGTCTCTTTCGATTGCGAACAATAGTCCTTTGAATTTCTCAACAGACCATCTTCCGTTTGAGTCTGTGTCTAAATCAAAGATACCTGCAGTAGTTGTGTTTACAGCCGCGCCTTTTACAGCAGAGTTGTAAATATTTCTTACTACTTCTCTGTTGATCTCTGTTAAGATTTCAGCAGATAGAATGTTTGCAAGTTCAGTTTCAGCGTCTAAACCATGGATTGCTTTCAAGTCTTGAGCAAGTTCCATTGTGTATTCAGCTTTTAACGCTCTTGATACAGCAGTTACAGTGTGCTTCTCGATTGAGAATGCCATTTCTGCAAATTCGTCTGTACCATCACCTAGAGTTTCCGCCTCAGTAGTAGTCATACCTGTTACAGTTGAGTACGTACCAGCAGAAGGTGAGTCGTTAAGAACAGCAGGGTTAGTACCAGATTGGTCACCACCACCTGTGTTTCCAGCTGCGTCTTGGTTAGATAAGAATGGAATCTGTTCGTCAACTAATGCTTCTGCACCGTCGCCAGATGCTGCTCTTGCTCTCATTGCAAAAATCAGACCTGTTGGGCCAGTCATTGGTTGTACGCCACAGATGTCATATGCGATTAAGTTCGGCATACTTCTTCTTACTAGTGAAATTAGGATTGGGTCCCAATTGTCAACGTTAGCGCCAGTTGCGTTAGTAGGTGCAGCTTCACCTAAAAATGCTCTGTCTTCTCTCATTGCTTTTTCTTGGTTTTCCAAGATCAAAGTAGTAACAGCTCGTCTGTAAGAATCCTCGATTTTAGGTAAATCTGAGTGTTCTAGGACTGGCTGCCACTTTTCTTGTAGATGTTGTGTTTGAAACATTTTGGTTTCTCCTTTATCTATATTTATTAATTGCCGTTAATTACAGCAGTTTTACCAATTGCAGATATGTATCTGTCCATTGGGGAACCCTCTGTAACGTCCTGTACAGCGGTGCCAGTTTCTACTTCATGATCAATGCTTTGTGTTTCAGTTTTTTGTCTTGGGAAGTAAGACTCTTTGATTGTTTTAAGCTTTTCAGCATAACCTTCTTCGTTTGAGTACTCTACGTCTTGCGCCAAAGTTTGAAACTTCTCAATCTCTGTATCAGTTAAGTCCGA